CACGGGAAATCCCCAATAGACGAGCAAGATTGCTCTGGTTACCTGCCCTCTTGATCGCATCCTCTTTGGTCATGTTGACATTGTAATACACCTGTTCAGCAATCTACACATTAGGGAAAGTCCTAATACGCAAGCGTTTAGACCGCTATACACTCTCTCCCATGCCATCCATCTCGGATGGTCTTTTTAGGAGTAGAAATGGAAAACGCAAAGATTGCTGCGGCGCTGGTGAAGGCACAAAAAGCCTTTGGCCCTGCGCTCAAGACCAGCACAAACCCCCACTTCAGGAGCCGTTACGCAGACCTAGCTGCTTGCGTAGAAGCTGTTATGGATGGGCTTTCTGCCAATGGCATCTTTTTTACGCAAAAAGTAGCCCCTTCAGACACAGGTGTCCTAGTAGAGACCGTGTTTATCCACGAATCAGGCGAGACTTTATCATGTGGGCAAATCCATGTCCCAGCATCAAAGCACGATGCACAGGGCTTCGGATCTGCCCTGACCTATGCACGGCGCTACTCCCTGATGGCAGCTTGCGGCATCGCCCCAGAGGATGACGATGGCAATGCAGCCAGCAAGCGAGGCGGCGCAGAAGACGAGAAGTTTGAGCAAATGTACCTGAACAAGCTAAGGGAAGCCGCCATGAGTGGCCTGGATGCCCTGGCCTCTGCATTCCGAGAAATCCCAAACACTCCCGCCAAGTCTCGGGTCTGGGCAAAGCATCAGGAAAGCCTCAAGCAAGCCGCCCAAGGTGTGAAAAATGACTGAGCAGCGCACAGAGGACTGGTTCGCCCAACGCCTGGGCAAAGTCACGGCCAGCGCCCTACATAAAGTGCTGTCCAAGACCAAGACGGGCTACGGGGCTGACCGGGGCAACTACATGACCCAGCTTGTGCTGGAGCGTCTTACAGGCCAGAAGGCAGAGTCCTACACAAATGCCGCCATGCAATGGGGCATTGAGCAGGAACCCGCCGCCAGAGCCGCATACGAGGCCTCTAGGGGCGTTTTTGTGACCGAGGTGGGGTTTATTCCTCACCCGACAATAGAAATGGCTGGAGCGTCCCCTGACGGGCTTGTAGAGGGCGGCATGGTCGAGATCAAGTGCCCTGACTCCAAGACCGCCCTGGAGTGCTGGTTGTCCAAGAATCCCGTCGAGTCCAAGTACTTCGCCCAGATGCAATGGCAAATGCGCTGCGCTGACCGGCCCTGGTGCGATTATGTGGTCTATGACCCAAGAATGCCTCAAAAGGCCCAATTACTTGTTGTTAGGGTAAACCGCGATGACAGGTGGATTGGAGAGGCAGAAACTGAGGTCAGGCATTTTCTGGCTGAAGTGGATGAGAAAGTGCAATCGTTGAAAGCAATCATTGGAGAATGAAATGAGCAAAGTTCTTAAAGAAATTAACACAATTGTGGGTGAGTACAAAAACGCCCAGGGCGAACCGCGCAAGCGTTATTTGCGTATTGGGTCAATCATCGAAACCCGAAACGGCCCAATGCTCAAGCTGGACTCCCTGCCGCTCAAAGAGGGTGGCTGGGACGGCTGGGCCTACATCAACGACCCTAAGAAGGGTGACGAGGCTCCCAAGGCCAAAAAAGGCTCTGGGTTTGATGATCTGTCAGAAGACGTCCCCTTCTAATCATGCACGCAGCCAACATTGAAAACAGCGACCGCTTGCAGCGAGTTGCTGAAATGCTGGAGCAGGGTGGTGAATTCACCACTCTGGACATCATTAAAAAGGCCAACGTCTGTGCTGTTAACTCAATCATTTCTGAGTTGCGCCAGAACGGTTACGACATTACCTGCCAACGCAGGGGAGAGAAATGGTTTTACAAACTGGAGACATCATGACTGAAATCAAACAAATAATTATCAACGCTGAAGGCATGAAAAGCATTATGGTTTCTCGTTCCCTCAGTGGTGACAAAACAATACTGGCGACTCATGTCTCTGGTGGATACACATTTGTGTCCCTGGATGACAAACAAGTAGACAAACTAATCGCGGCCCTCAACGAATTTAAAAAGATGGAAGTTGCACAACCAACTGCTTCTGATGAATCCGTTTGACCCGAACTACAAGGCCCAGATAAGCCTGAAAGACCTAGAACGATCTAGGAAGACGGCTTATCAGGCCAGCAGACAAGTAAACGAGGCCAGGAAGCGCGGTATTGAACCAAGCTCCTCGGCAGCAACTAGAGAAGGATCTCACCGTGGGGGTCAGCCCGTGACCTTTACGGTGGATATGCCAACCATGCCAGTACATCCTCGGACCAAAAAGAGGCAGGGCGCAGCAGTGCCCGGAGCGGCTAGGAAAGGCTCGGCATAGCGGCGCTTGGCACGGCAGGGATTGGCTAGGCTAGGCTAGGTTATCAGCAGATCAGGCATTTACCAAAGTGCCTTTTCTGGTGGCAACACCACACGGCGATGCGGTGCTCTGCGTGGCTGGGAAAGGCGTGGACGGGCGGGGCAACGACAGGCACTGCGCGGCTTGGCACGGCGAGGCAAGGATGTTTGTAGCGGTATGTATCTCAACGGATACATCCCGGTGGAAACACCAAGCGGCATGGCCCGGCTCGGCGTTGACTGGCAGGGCGGGGATAGGCATTGCGCGGCTTGGACTGGCAATGCAAGGCAAGGCAAACTTAACGAAAGAAACTCATGACAACTGCAACAACTTCAGACACACGGCTTAACATCGTTCAGCGACGAATCAAGCTCAAGGGAGTTACTCCCATGATGTTTGACCGCTACGCTGGCGACAACCAAACGAAACTGGAATGGCATCAAAAAATCTACCTGCGACCAGGGACACAAAACCTGTGCCTCCCGACTCTAAACTTGGTTTCCTTCTTCACCGCGCACAACACGAACTCAGCACCCAAGAGGCTGCGCGACAAGAGGATCTACAAGTCAATCTGCAACGCAATCCTGAGCTTCGTCAACATCACCGCTACGGACGGTAATGCAGAGAACATTCTGATACACCGTGATGGCAAGCCAATCGAGGTCGGCACATTCACAGACCGCATAGATGACACCAGCGGTATCTACCTACATAGGGCCGTGGCAAGGCTTGACAAGGGCATCCCAAACTCCAAAGAGCGCCCTGTTCTGCCCTGCCCCTGGGAGCTTGAGTTTGACCTGACGATCTACCCCAACAAGGAGATCAAAGAACAAGAAATCAAGAACCTGCTCAAAGAAGGCGGCATGGCTATCGGACTTGGGACGTTCCGTGGCGTGTTTGGTAAATTTGAGGTCGTTTCTTGGGAGTAACCATGAAAGATAGTGATATCTTAGAGATATGGCGTAAGCACAAAGAAGTCCATGCTTTTGCTCATGAAATCTTGAACATTGAGCGCGGCATCTGTGCAAAGCTGGCAGATGAGAATGAGCGCAAGCATGAGTTGCGGCAGATCAATGGCAAATGGGAATGGGTTAGCCCTGCTGGCGATGCTATCAGGGCGAGGATCAAATGACCGACCGAGACATCATGCAGCAGGCGATGGAAGCGTTGCAAGCTGTCAAAGAGGCTCCGAGCAAGGATGAGATACAGAGGGCTTGGATTGTGTCCGATCTACTGCAAAAAAGGCTGGCTCAACCGGATCCGGTCATCGACAAGTCAGCCGCAATCCGCATCGCTACAGTGCTGGGATGGGAGCCGCGCAAATGGGCAGGCATAAAACCCAAGGTAATCCCTCTGCTTGAACAGTGCATCGAGACAGGCATCCAGCGCGGCTGGAATCGCGCCTTCAAGCACGACGATGTCCCGCCTGAGGATATGGTGCGAGAGCGCATCCGCGAGGCGATCTGGCTGGAACTATACGAATGGTTTGATTTTGACGAAGATGAGCCACAACCACTGTTTGACGACTGGGGCGGGTTCCCCTACAAGGAGAAAAAATGAGGTCTAAAATCCTAGATCCTGAATTTAAGTACGTCCCAGCAGCCGCTACGGACATTCAAGTAACATGGAGAAAATTCGGCTGGAGGCCGCTTAATGAAATGCCCGATGTGCGGAGCGTGGACACAAGTAAAGAGAACTCATCAGAAGAACGAAATAGTCCAAAGATCAAGAGAGTGCGGTAATGAGCATCGTTTTACCACTGAAGAAAGAATCATCTCAGTCAAAGTCCGAGGTAGATTTCGCAAGCTGGAAGACGGAAAACCTAGTCCAGTTTGCAAAACAGGCCAACGAACGCATCAAGGCCCAACAGGAACAGATTGATGCTCTGACGATTGACTTGAAGTGCGCTATGGAGGCTTACAGGAAAATCCTCATAGAGACTCGACGTTCACTATCTGACCCCTGAACTCAATGTGCTTATCATCCCACTTGTGGACAAGCTCAGGCCACAGCAACCGGCCATCTTTGAATGTCAGCACGGCAAACCCAGACCGCCAGTTTGTAGGACTGTCCTCTAGATAATCCTTAAACTGCGGCCCACTTGGGTCTGCCAAAGTGCCTGTATCTACACCGTATCTATTGCCGGTGTAGTCAGCAAAAGGCGTGACCTTTAGCGAGTGCAGATGGCCCGTAACCATCGAAATACCCGCATTAACAGTATTGTTATGTGTTGCGTGGATACCACTTTTGTAGCGATGTTTCACTACAACTGTTTCAGTCGGCCAGCATGACCAGCATGAAATCCAAGCTGGGAAATGGTCTGATAACTTAAAACCGCCAACAGCCATGTACTCTGGAACCGTGTTTGCCAGCCGGTTCTCAAATCGAGCATCGTGGTTGCCAAGCGCCCAGATCAGCTTTGCACCATTAGCTGCCTCCTCAATCTCCCCAAGGCTAGCCTCACAAGCCTGTAGTTCTTGTACTACAGACGGCTTGGAGTCCCATCCAATTCTTGGGAATCGGCTGATTGATGCCCCATCAAAAGCGTCACCATTATTGATAATCGCTTTTGGCCTCAACTCATTGATAGCCCAAAGCAATCCTTTGAACGCTGTTGTCCTGACTCCAGGCCAAAAATGAGCGTCTGAAAACACCAAAACAGTGCCGTTTTCGATGCCCAATTCATACCTAGCAGTGTTTTTCTTGAGCATCTCATCTTTGGGTTCGGATTTGAATCCGCGCTCTTTGTAAGATGCCAAAATCTGGCCCGTATCTTCCTCAATCCTCTTGCGCCGACCAAGGACTGCCCTTTCCGTCATGCCAATAATCTTGGCAATCTTTGTTGCGCTGCCATGAGCTTTCCATAACTCTATGAACTCAGCGCGGCTTATGTTCTGAGCCGCCATATAACACTCTCTCCAGTACGTTAATGACTCTGTGCTCTACAGCATCCACCGCATCTGAGTTGGCAGATCTGTCCTGCGCCGTTGTAATTAGGTCATAAAGAAACACATGAAGACACTCATGCAGTGCCGTCATAGACAGTGTTTCGGAATTTATGGGAGAAGAGCCAAAGTCACCCAGTTGGTAAGTACCAAGCCGCGCTTGACCATCGCACTCCATAGAGGCCATAGCACCTTTGGCTTGTTTTAGGCTTCTTTCGATCCTCCAATCCATCAGATTGAGGGTCTTTTGCCAATGCTTAACCCAACTATCGAACTCTAAAGCCTGCTCGGCAGTAGGTTTGTTTTGAGGTTTTGCCATATCTGCCCATTTTGTAGCCTATCTATGACAGGAACAATTCAATCTCTGCTTTCCTGCGCCTGACAAGCCCTGGCAACTCCTTGCCACCACCCTTTGTCCAGGCCATAAAAGCCTCCGCAGCGCCTTCCCAGTCACCCCTGTTGGCCTTCATGCGGATCGTAGAACGCTGCAAGTTGCCTAGCCCTGCGTTAAAGGCAAAAGATACAAGAGCGTCAAAAGCGCCTTGACGGCCAACAACGCCGGGAATAAGTCGTAGAACACCACGTTCAAAAGACGCGACATCAACCGCGAATAGTTCCTCGATCTCCGCTTTACTCCATACACGCGCATCCTCCGGTTTTAAGGAATATTCCTTACGGGCTGGCTTGCCCTCGCTGGCAACCATAGGCCACCGGATCTGATCCTGATATAAGACATGACCGTATCCAATCGTCCAGATGTGCGCTGGACAGAGATACGGCTTGTTCCTACACCCCTCAAAGCGGTGCATCAGATCAGCACCGGCCTTGCTTAACTTCATTTCTTATTCCATTGACGCGATCCGAACCAGAATCCAATAATCCCGCCCAACATCGCCATCTCATCCGGGCTGAAGATTATGTCTGCATACTTGAGAACATCCTCTATGCCTTCAACCAAGCCGGGATTAGCATACAGGTAGTAGCACAGGAACAGGTTGATAAAGACCAACTCAAGCACAAAGATGTAGGTCACGGTTGGGCGCACAGTGCCAACATAGTTCGCCACCCACTGAGAAGCCTTCTCCAAGACCTTCTCATCGTGCGCCAGAGCCGCCTCGGTCATCTGGGCCTCGGTCTGCATCATGACCTGATCGGTACGGATTTCCTCAATCTTCTGCTGTGCAGCAAAGCCTTGAGCCGCCAACTGCAACTCTCGCTCCGTCTGGATCTTGGCAAGCGCCAGTTCATGCTTCTGATCTGCCTTGTTTTGGAAGTAGTCCAGCAGCTTAGGAAGGCCCGAAATCAACAGGCCACCAAGGGTAGAGATGAGAGATAGCATTGGTTACTCCGTTGGTTATTGCCTGCGTTCAGATAAGTTGTATTGCCCGATTGCGCTTGGGACTGTTACTCCACCAATTTGAGCAGAAGCTCCAGACAATAATCCACCAGCACGTTGCATAGCCTCTGGCCTACTTCTAAGCAAAATATCCATTAGCCTTTGTCCACCTGGAGAATACATTGCTGGAGCACCAATAGCAGCAGGGACGCCTATGTAAGGATTGGTAAGCAACCCATATCCACCGCCAACAGCAATAGCTGTTCGGCCTTCTAAGGTTGAAGATGCTGTATCACCCAAAACCTCAAGTGCGGCATCAGATATTTCTTGGCTTCTTGCGCGTCCTTTAGCAAAAGCAGACTTGTTTCTCGTCTGATCTTTCTGGCGCACAGCAACTGAAAAGTTTTTTGGCGTGAATACACCACTTTGTGCGCTACTGTTTGCAGCAGCAACATTGATAACAGCCAAATCTCCGTATGCGCTATCAATACGCCTCAGTTGAGATGTTTGTTTAGGATTTTGGAAGTGCAGTTCTTGCTTAAATACACCTAGCACCCTAGTTAAAGCATCTCCAATTTCTCTTTCTGATGCGGTAGCGCTGTTAGCATAGTTTGCAGCTTTTTTACGCAAATCAGATTCAATTCCTTTGTATTCTGCACCACTTAACTTTTGCCCTGAAAATTTACCAAGTACAGTTTCATTGACTTCAGAAGCAATTACATTGCGCTGATCTGGGCTTAAATTCTTAAACTTTGCCAGTTCAGCAAGAATTTTGCTGGTTGTAGCAAAGTCAAGATCAAAACTCATTTTTCCTAAAACTTCATCGTACTTTTGCCCAACCGTATCAGATGCAAATGCAATGGCATCTCGACCAATTACATCAGCAGGTAGTTTCTCGTTAACCTTTTTCAGGGCAGAGTTTATAACTGACTTGTTAAAATCAAAGAGAGTCCGCTGCCTTGCATTTTGTATTGATTGGCCGACAAGTGGCAAATTCTGAGCAAAGTCTTCAAATGACTTAAAAGCCCCTCCGAGTGTCTGGCCGGTAGTTGGCTGGATGCCAAGATCACGCATGGTTTGCTCTGCCTTAGACACCAACGGGTTCAAAACACGCCCTGCTCCACTAACCACCTTTTCGCCAATCGGGCCAGTTACTGCACCAATGACGGCCTGCTCTGTTTTTTGTGGAGCAAATTCACCCTCACCAACAACTGGTTGAGTAAGTGCCCCAGCAACACCAGCAGCACTAGCTTGAGCAACTTTCCCAGCACCTGCTGCACGCGCCAGTTGTGCCGCCCTAGTTGCAGGCACAAGACCCGCTGGACTAAGAATGTTCCCAGCAGTTCTGGCAACATCAAAACCAGTTTCACCAGCTTGGGCGCGTTGCGCTTGGAATGCAGCTTCTTCTGCACGAACCATCTCATCTACTCGACGAGCTTCTTCAGACAGAAATCTGCTAACTGGATTTGGGAAGGCTCCTCCTAAACTTGTAGCACTAGCCAAAGCTCTAGGCAAAAGTTGAGCAGCACCACTGATAGGGTCTTTTAAGCCCATCAGAAAGCTAGAGGATGGAGGTGTAGCAGTTGCGCGTGGAGACAATGCCTGAGCTATTTGCTCATCTGTCATGTCATCTGGAAATTCAATGACATCAGCGCCAACTTGAATATATTTTGGCATTTTACTCTCCCGTCACAGGCTCAAGTTGTCTAGTTTGTGGGTTCCAACGCTTTGTTACTCGCGGAGGTTGAACAGATGGAGCTAGTGGAGATGTTGATAGAGGAGCGCCTGCTCGACCAGCGGCTGCTTGTTCTTGCAACCGCTTAATTTGATTAGCAACTTTTTTCTCTGCACTTTCCAAAATACGCTTTATTGCTTCAGGTTCTAACCTCAAGTCGCCAGCAGATACCTTTTGCAAGTATTTAAGTTCTTCATTAGAGTCATTGCCACCAAACGCTTGCAGCCTTGGGATAACAATCTCTCCAATGTTTGCCATAAACTGTTCAGTCCTGATAACTTTATTGCGATCACCGATGCCTGTGAATTTAGCAACAAATTGTTGTTCAGGGCCATATGCTCCACCATAGATGCCTTTGTTAACCAAGCCAATTGCATCCTTAAAAGCGGTTTGAAGAGAAAACTGTTGTTCAATGTTGGCTACGCCACCACCAATTATTTCGCCAGCTTTTTTGCCAGCAGCGCCTGTATCAACAGTAATGCCGCCGATAGTGACGTTACCTGTTCCTTTTTTCGCTCCAGTTAACTTTGCATCTATGTAATCCTGCATCCTTCTTTGGAAGGCAGGAGTGCCAGGAGTCAATCCAGACTCTTGTAAAGATCTTGCAAATTCGCTTAGTTTTTTCTGGTCAGCCAATGTTTTGTTCAAGTCTTGAATTTCAGACTTTAGAATATCAACATCAGCTTTTGCTTGTGTAGATCCTTTGCCAGCAGCATTGATAGCGCGAGCTAACTGTTGTCGTTTGAGTTGGATCTGCGTTTCTATGCTTGTTTCTGGAGGCTGTGTAGTTACAGCGGCCCGTGGTTGCGGCTCTGCCACAGCACTAGGTGCGCCTTGAGGGGCCATTGCTGGTGCGGTTGACGGAGGAGCAACAGTTGGCGCTACACCACCAATATACTCAGCATTTGCTTGCGCCGCACGAATTGATTCTGGTGTGATTTTGGCAAGAACAAACTCGTTTACAGCAGAAGTAAATTCAGGCGTTCCTGGCTTTAAGCCACGGAAAGTTGCATATTCTTGTGCTTCAGCTAGCCTTTTTTGAGCTTCCGTCGAACCAGTTTTGCCTTGCAACAATTGCAGTTCGTTTTGCAATGCACTACGAGACACATCATCCATGTCTGTTGATTTAAGCGCATTTTCAATTTCAGCAATACGCAGTGATTTTTCATACGCCACATCAACATCTGTAGTTGCTGCGCGTCTTGCTTGTGCCAAAGATGCCTGAGTAGCAGCCATACGCTGTCCACGCAAAGCCATCTCGCTCTCTGTCTTACGCAAAATGTCGGCAAGTTGCATTGCACCAACCGTATCACCAGCCTGGGACAAAGCCTGAACACCGGCCATCATGGACTGAGGATTGGTGTAGTCAATCTGCTGGGCAATTGCATTACGAGCAGAAATCCTCTGCAATTCAGGATCTTGACCACCCAATGCTCCGGCCAACTGATATGCGCCACGGCCAATGGCAAACTGAGCCTGTTGCAAAGGACTCAATTGAGCATACTCAAGCGCCATCTTGTCGGCTTGTGCAGCCTGACGCTGCTGGTACGCTTCTGGAGTAAGGCCAAATAGGGATTGAACAATGTCTGCCATGATTAGTCCTTAGATGAACAACCCGTAGTCTTGATTGCCATAAGCTAGGCCAGTACCAAATCCAGAGCTACCAAGACCAGTTCCAGAGAATGCAGCCTGAGCGCCACCAAAACCACCACCTAATGCACCCATCAGCGCAGGATTGCGAGATCCCATCGTCAAAGCAGTAGCAAACGGGTTGTAGGCATTCGCCGCTTCTAGTGCCCGTGCAGCACTTGTGCCGCCAGCAAGCAGAGCACTAGCAGCTCCACCACTCTTGCCTTGAGCGCCAATGTCAATGCCCAACGCAAGAGGTTGCTGTCCAAGAGCCTCGATAGCCTTTGCCTGACTCAGATAAGTCTCAAACGGCCCTAATGCGCCAATCTGACCGCGATAAGCAGCACCAAGCAAGTCAGCGCCAGTGCCAAATAATCCAGCACCAAACCGAGTCTGCTCCATGCCAGCCCGTTGTGCATCTGCTGCCAATGCGGCATCAGCTTGTGCGATAGCGTTGTAATATGCTTCCATCTCAGGAGATGCAGCCGCAAGACCAGCAGCACCGCTAGGACGCAAACCAGTAGCACCAACAGACAAGCCCTCACGGCCCGTCTGGAACGCACGATTCTGGATTTGCGCCAACTGTCTTTCTCGGCTCGGAGCCAACAGCTCTTGCTGGCGAGCTATGTACCGCTGTGCAGCTTCTTGAGGTGACTCTGCAATATACTCAGTACCCAGTCCGAACAAGCGAGGAGCAGCGCCCATCAAGGGCCGATACAGGCCAGGAGCAGCCTCTGCCTCGGTCAAGCCCATGCCAGTCAAGCCCATCAGACGATCCTGATAAGCCTTTAACTCAGGAGAAATCTCGTATCCAGCGCCCGTCACACGACCTTCAGGGCCGTAATCAAAGGTAGATCGGCCAAAGCGGGTTGTGATGCCTACTGGACGGAAACGCGCCTCTTCAGCGGCTAATTGACCAGCCTCTAGTTGAGCGGCAGCAGATGTTCGTGCTGCTCGTTCAGCAGAACGCCCTTGTAAAAGACCACCGACAATACTAGTGCCACCTGCAATAAGACCAGTTACTGGATCAGGCATTTCCAAACTCCTTCAAATAATCTTCAAACTTTTCGCCATACAACTCCATAACATAGCGAGAAAGTTCTTTTGCTTGTTTTGCTGGATGACACAGGGTCACAACCATCAAAACAACATCGTAATAACCGGCTCTCCAAACAAACGATCTTGCATCTGCCTTGCCATCTCTCTCTGCCTCATCAGATGCTTGCCATTTCAAAACCATCGTTGCCACAACAGGAAGAAGACTATTAGCGTTCGCTTGCCAGAATGGATTCTGGTGCATACCCACCAGAGCATTCCAAATCACTATATCCAAGTCTTCTCGCTTTACTTCATCTCCATCTGCAATATCATCAAAAAGTTGTATGGCATCCCAAACCATCAACAACCACTCAATGGCTGGCGCAGGGAGTGCAAACCCAACAAAGTTTTCCCTGAGCCAGTCTTTGCTTGTCATGCCGTCCTTTTCCACATATAGACAGTGATGTAGGGCTGGTAGTTCGCATTGGTGCCAGATGAGCCAGTTGTGCTGTTACTTACAGAAATACCTGTAGTAGCAGTTTCAGAGTTGTAACTTCCCAAAACAATAGTGCTACCCCCCGCAGTAGTCGAGTTAAAAATAGAACCGCTGCTGGCTAAGTTAGGTATTCCATGAAAATGTCCTGGATCAGTAACACTCGCTGTGTGCGTATGACTTACAACGATAGCATCTGCCGATCCACCTGTTTCTTCTGCCGTATCAAAAAGTGGATTGCTTGCATTAAATCCAACAGGAACACGACCAGCACCGAATGCCGTCCAAGTGCCAAACCCAAGCAAAGTACCGGGGTTGGTAGAGTTAGTAGCGTTGATGTAAATAGATCCAACTGGATGCAGTGCGGCCATTGCAGCTTGCACAAAGGCAGTCGTTGCCAGAGCAGTTGTGTTGTTGCCAAAGCTCTGAGTTATGCCAGTAGTACCAGTTGGAAGCGATGGAGTCCCAGTAAACGTAGGAGAGGCAAGATCTGCCTTGGTGGCAACGGCAGTAGCAATGTTGTTGAATTCAGTGTCAATCTCAGTGCCCTTGACAATCTTCAAAGGATTGCCAGATGCAAGTGCATCTTTGGTGGCAAAGTTAGTACTCTTGGTGTAGTTACTCATGATAGTTTCCCATCTTTGTACTGAATCTCAATGCGTTGGATAGACAGAGCAGATCCATTGATGTCGGATTCATATCCGGTTTGCACAATCTTCCCGCTTCCTGTTGCTGGCACAGAAAGAATTTGAATCAATACGCCTTCTGAATAATATGCAACTGGTGAACCGTTCGCTCCATATTCAGCAATGCCATATTCAGAAATGCCTTGAGATGGGATTTGAGCATTGGCCGACTGATAGTTGGTAATGAGGTCAAAGCCCCATTTCATGGTGACGAACTGATTTGTGCCACCAATGACGGTAGTCTTGAGCCGCTTCAGAATAGAAGTAACATTTGCATTGCCAAGGTCTGAGTGGTTGGTGTAGTACAGCATCCTGTACGATGTACCATCATCTTGATAGCTTGTGTACTTGCCGATATAGCCTGTCTTGCCAATCAGCACATCACCATTTCTGCGGGACAACAGCGCAGTCGGCTCAATAGAGTCCCAAACTGTCACCCTAAAAGAATTATCTTGAAGCTGGCCCCGTGTATCAAAGCAATACACCTCGTCCACGGACGGCAGCGTGAGCAAATAAAACGCCTCTTTTTCAGAGTAGACAGACTTGATGTTTGCGAAAGTCTCGCCAGCCACAATGTCCATTAGGTCATTCCTGACATTTTTGGACAAGTCACCAAGAGGCGCAGACTTCTCAATAATCGTTCTGGCAAAAGACCGCAATCCAGAGTTGCTTAAAAACAACACATCCTTGCCGGTGGTCTGGATCGAATCCCTGGCAATGCACCCAATTCCACCAACCGTGTCACTTAAAGACATCGTTGCTGGGGTAGTAGCATCCTGATAGACAAGGATCTGACGCTTGCCAAAGATAATCAGGAAGCCATTGTGTGCAGCAAGCCCAGTGATCTCGTCAGGCCCATTGGGCCATATACGATCCACGTTCAACGATCCTGCTGTACCAGTAGACCAAACATGGCCTGCCAGAAGGTCTGAGAAGTAGACCGTGTTCTTGACAGTAGATGTATTGGCTACCCAGAGGCGCCCAAACGCCGAGATAGCAATATCAGCATTTGGAACCGTTGCCACATATCCAGTCTTTTCGCTGACCCGACGATAAGTAGTCGTACTAACTGCCGGATCGTAAATCAACGGATCATGGCCCGTCTGGAAGAAGTAAGTAATACCGTTCAGAGAGGCGCAAGACCAGTTGTTTGCCGAGATAGTAGGGGCACTACCACCACCGCCGTAAGTAAGCTCTACAACAGCGTTAGAGCCATCTAACTTGAACAACTTGTTGTTGCCAGCAAATAACACCGTGAGTGTGCCATCAGACTGCACCAACTCATGGATTACGCCAACAGGATTGGCTCCAAGATTGCCAGACGAGGAGTTAACCCTAGTCCAACCTTTGCGAGATCCAATTCGCCCGTACTGGTCGATAACAGCATTTGTTGCAACCAAAGCAAAGCCAGCCGCCAGATCAAGAGGCGAGTCCTGAGTGTTCAGCCCATAAAAGCCTGGGGCTGAAACACTGGCAATTTGAAGGACTTCACTCATACAGCAACAAATTCCTGATTCTCAGGATAACGAGTGCCCTCAAGAGCAATGTAATCTGATAGCATGGCTCTATAAAGCTGGTACGCCTCAGATGAAGCTAAACCACCGTCTTCCCCGCGCTCCACCAGGGCACGAGCGTAGGCATTCTGTACAACTAAGACATCAGGCACAAGCACAGAAGTACTATCAGACGACAGCGTAGCCTGCGGAACAGTCAACGAAAACTGAATTGTGTACACATTGTCAGGACGACCCCACAGAACAACCTTTGTATCTCCGCTTCCATCCACACCATCAAAAGCATAAGCCTCTGGTATTCCAGAAATCGGCGTACTGAAGTTCTGAAGCCTGTTCATCTCTACAAACGAGATGTTTCGCAAGCCAACATTGGCAGTCGTATTGATTGCATCCATGACTTGGAACTTCTGTCCAGCACCAGTCATAGAGTAGATATAAGTGCCGGACACCGTGTTGAAGGTAAGCGTAGTACCCAACACGTTCCACGCATATGCATCCTCGATCTGACGCTTGGCATCATTGACAAACTTGCCAATCAGCGTAGAGTAGTTCGTTTCCGTTACGGTTGAAACCTGCGTTTCCCGTAAGCGAATCAAGACATCATTGACAAGTTCAAGATAGGTCATTGCCGTGTCAATCCTATTTGTTCAAAGGTTGCGATAACAGAAATAGTCGAGCCAGATTCTGATAACGCAGTGATGTAGTCACCTTCTTCTAAAACAATGTATTGATTAACATCAATCTCTGCAAGCGTTGATTTAGCAGTTAGTGTGTATTCAGTCGTGATTGGTATGGTAGTCGCTGCACTTGCGTCATACCAACTAAAACTTATGTGCTTGTTTGCACCAGCATTGTTCGATGCGTGAAGAAGGACACACCTAGCGTAATAGCCGGTCGGCACTGTGTACAGCGTTGTAGTTGTAGCGGCAGTTAAACTTACGCCAACTGAGACTGGCCTCACTTCTTGTTCCTCGCTGATATAGCCTTGGCTTTAGCTCTTGCATCTGCTTTGGACGATGCGCCCCAGGCTCGGAGGGACAACAGAAGGCGAGTGGGTTCGCCATCTTTGTATTCAGGCCCGGGCATATTGCCCATACGCGCTAGAAAGGAGGCCCGTCTAGGGTTGTCGCCTGATTTAACGGGAGCTTTGAGATTCCCGCCAGTTGCTTGATTATAAGACTCTCTACCCTTGGCATTCAAGCCGCCTTTAGGGTTTTGACCGGCTTTTCGTTGCCAAACGGGAGTTTTCATGCTTACCTCAACGATATTTGGCTGTTTTTTGAGCGATTGCAGCCGGTTGCTTTACGAACTGTTTCCCTTTACGATTCCCAGCCGCCTTAGAACGGTTTGTAGCCGCCTTTTCTGCCGGGGTGAGAGCTTCCCAAGCAGACTCTGGTAAATACCGTTTACGACCCTTTGAAGGCTTCCCATCAGATGTCCTCCACTTCTGAGCCGTCCAGTCTTTCAGGGATTGCTGAGAGGCCTTCATTTCTTGACCTTTTTAGGCGGCGTATGGGTCAAAACCTTGCTCTGAGCCGTATGTTTGGCTCCGGTCATCAGTACACTGCCAGATTTGTGCGTTGGGCCGGTGTAAACCTTGCCGTTTGGCAGGTAATGCGTTGCATTTTTGCTCATGACTTATACCCCCCACCAGCCTTTTTGTATTCCATAGCCAACAGTTGGGCTTTCCTGGCTGACCATTCGCCAGGATCGCCACCCTTAGAGCCAGCCTTGATCTTCTCAAACAGCCGTTTCCGCATGGTTGGCTTGGTGTAGTTGCCAGCAGCGTTGACGGTAGACTTTTTCACTTCTTCTTCCGAGCTTTCCCGGCCTCAGATAGAGCAATAGCCACCGCTTGTTTAGAACTCTTTACAACGGGGCCACCTTTGCCAGAGTGCAAAGTGCCAGCCTTGTACTCGCGCATGACCTTGCTGATTTTCTTCTCAGCCTTGGTCTTTTTCATTTCTTGCCCCGAGTCATCTTGTTGGTCATTGCGCGTTGACCGCGCTTTGGCAGCGGTTTGGGTTTACCAACAGCAACCATAATGGCTACGGGCATACCCATCTTTTTCCCAGGCTTTTTGTCCATCTTGGGAGCTTTACCGTACATGTTCAATCTCCTTTGGGTTTAGGTGGCCGTCCAGGCTTTTTGACCGGTGCGGTCATAGGAAGTGGACGCTCTTCTTCCTCTTTTGGCTCCGGCTCATCAATACGAATGTAACCAGCGTGGCCCTTCATGGACTCAATGTCATGAGTGTAAGTGAACGACACCGTATTACCACTTACCAAACAACGATAGGTAGCCATTTGAATCTCCAAAGAAAACAGGGGGCTTGTGGCCCCCCGTCCTTTACACAGCGCGCCCGATAATGAGCGTAACAGTGGTTGATGCCAGATTTACAGATCCAGCAGTCGGGTTGTAGGTAACGATAGTCACCGTGTTGGCAGCAGAAACATAAGCCCGTTTTACCAGACCAGCCTCGCTAACACCATGAGAAAAACCGATAACCATATCACCCAGCGCAACACCGGGAACCGTCACCGTATCGGTGTCAGTTGCACCGGCGCTAACAGCACCAGCATCAAGAGTGCAAGAAACTTCCCAAGTATCCGAGAACAAGCCCCGGAATTGGTCATTCCCTCGACGGGATACAACAGCGGTTGCAGCAGCCATTTCAATCTCCTATAGAAAAAGATCCCTCCCCCGAAGGGGAGGGGACAACTGCATTAGGCCGGAACTGCCAGAGCAAACGCAGCAGAAGCATCAGCAGCAGTGCTGGTAGCGTTGGTACGCAGAGCCTTCACACCGTAGATCGTGTCAGCGGTGAACAAGGTGCCCAGGTACTCTTGCTTGTACTGAGTCTGCGAGCGGATGCCCAACTGCTCCACCAGAACCATCGCGTCACGATGACCCATCAGGCAGATACGGTCAGCGCCGCTGTTGCCAGCGCCAGTATCGGCGTTGGACGAAGCGAACACAGCCATACCGTACAACTGACCGATCTCACCGTTGCGGATAGCATCGCCGTTGCCGACGAATGCTTGCTCGGTGTAACGGGCCAGACCCATCAGGGTATTGCGGCTCGACGGAGGAATCAGGAAGAAACGGCCATCCATAGGGATGTCGTTGTCGTCCAGACGCTGGATCGTGGGACGAATAGCAGCATCGGTCAGAGCAGCAGAG